AAGTTGTTTGATAAATTGTTGCCTCATTTACACTTGGGGAATAAAGATCAATTGCATTTTCGTCAATTGCAGTATACACTTCTTCTTCTTCTTCGCTAATTGTTTGTTCCTTTTTTTCCAGAAGATTAAATGACTTATAGCTCTGTTCTAGTTTTATTATTTTTAAATTTACTTTTCCTGAGCTTGGCGTTTTATATGCATTAATTTTTAGCGCTGGACCGTTGAAATAGCCAGAAACTTTTGCTCCAATAGTTGAAGTCTTATAATTTAGCCAATCAGTATCTTGATTATAGTAAGAAAATTTTTCTTTATCTTCACCATTTTCATTAGCTTTTACTGTTGTGTAATAGTTATTTTGTATTGTTTCAGTGCTCAAATTAAACGCGGTAGTATTTAAAAGTGATGGATTGCCACTAAGTTCGCTGGCATCTTGTGTAGAAATCTGTTTGTAGGCTGGTTTTGAATTATATGTAACACTTTGTAAATATTTTAAATACTTATTTCCATAATATAAGTAATATTTATCAATTATATCTTTTTCTATTTCATGATCTCTTGCCGCTTGGAAGTATAAATACCCATCTATTACCGAAGATCTAACTACTGTATATTCCTCTTCTTTTTCGTTATCTAGGTAAACTACAAGAAATTGAGTATTGTCTGTATCTATAGTTGCATTTTGTGATGTAATTTTAATAAAATCAGAATTAGGTACTTTTATTGAAATAATTTGATCTTTTTTAATTTCTTCATAAATTTCATATATTTGAATTGAGTGCCTTAAAGGTGGGTGTATATATTTTGGCTCTGAAGAAGACAAGTCAAAATTTTTTGGAAAATATTTAAACCATTCCATTTTAATCCTCTAATTCAATATAGGAAATAATAATATCATATTTTCCCTCTTTACTCGTATCAACGTTTATTTCTGCGTTTAATAAAACATCAATAACTGGAACGCCACCTATTAAAACATCTTGCGAATAAGAATCTACACTAATTGTAACTGGTTCTTTTTCTAATCTATTCAAATAAAGACTTGCCGTATCACTGGATCGATCAGTCTCATAATCTATATCACTTATTTTAATTGATTTACTGCCGTCCATATTAGAATGCGTGTGATTTGCTATATCTAGTCCAGCAATTTTTGCCCCGTCCTTAATATGTATATCTCCAACTATTGTTCCTCCTGATCTAAGAAGATATTGTGGGTGATCATCTTCTAAAAGATTATTAAAATATTTATGAGAAGAATTTAAAGTTTCGTTTTTTTCACCAAAAATACTTGCTTCTTCAAAATATTCTGAATATTTATCTGAATCTAAATCTACATAAATAGATTGTGATTTTATTTCAGAAATACTTTGAAGTTGAGAAACATATGAAATGTATTTTCTTTTTAATCTTATCGTTTCTAGTGCGCCAATAATTCTTTTTTCTGAGTTTACTCTTTTTTGTTGTAGGTCGGCGATCAAAGAGGCTATGTTTCCATTTATGGAAGAGGCGGCCATGACTATTTCTTTTGCTAGCTCCGGAGATTTATTTTTTATATCTGAAGACAATAAATCCACTTCTAGTGGAAAAGCTACATAAGATCTTGCCTGTAGAGCTGGTCCTAAGAATTTTTGATAATACATTTCAGATGTGTCTTGCATTTCTGTTTTTAGTAATCCAGTAAGTTTTTTTATTTCTGACTGATATGAATTTATTTTGAAAGAAAAAAATGTTTCGAATTGCGTTGCTTGAATTTTTGAGAGATTATCCATTTGGGATTTTGGTAATTTTGGTGGTATCGACATGATTTCCTTGGCAAACAATTTCGTATATTCTTTAAGGGTTTTTGACCAGAAGTAAAATTCTTTTGCAATATCTTTTTCTGTTTCATTATTATAATCATCTCCTATCATAGATATCATAAATCTGTAAATGCATTCTAATTCAAAAGAAAAAAGTTTTATTATATTTTTTATATCATAATAATAACTTAGTGCTGTTTTTCCTACAAGCGCATCATATTCCATGATTAGCGCTCTGCATCCTCTGCACTGGTGTTTTTGGCAATAGGCGTATTCTTGATATGAAATGTAATTTTCTGGTCTTATATTTGATATGCTTATAACGTCGTCGTTTTTTGTTTCGGCTTTATTTACAACCTCATTCCAAACTTGGTTGTGAGCTATATCTAAGCTTGGAACTAAGTCTGCTTTCAAATAAACATTTGATAAAAATATTTCTATTTCTTTCATAACTTTAGATATATCTATTCTTGTAGACATTAGTTCTGCCATGACATTATCAATTGGAATATAATTTGAGAATGATCCTTTTACTTCATTTTCTGACATATGTTGTTTATATTTAACATTTGTTAAATTTTTATTGTCATTATAATAGCTAAAAGCAGTTGAGTCAGAAATTGTTTCTTGAGAAAACAAAGAATCAACTTTTATTCCTGTATCAATATTATTGTTGATAGACATAATTTACCTAAAACATATTTCTTTTAATTTTTGATGGTGTTTTTTTTCTCATTCCAAATTTTACATTATTCACATTAATTTTGTCTGCTCTACTAATAGTTTTACCTTTTTCATTATTGGTTGTGATTTTTTGTTCTTCTGGCATAAAAAATTTATTTGATACTGACTCTATATTTGTTGCAATTTTAATCTTGCTAAATTCACCATAATTTTGAGAAACTGCCAACAAACCCAGTATCAATGCGTCGTGCGCGTGGTCTGCCGCAGAACCTCCAGCTTCAAAAACAGGCCTACCATGTTGAGTTGTTCTGGACACAATATATGATATCAGCTGCATATATAGCTCATCGTCAGATCCTGGTATCATTAAGGTTTCTTTCTCTAAAAATTGCCTTAAATTATCAACCATGTATGGCTTTAAATCTTTTTTAATCATTAATTTAGTATACGGATCTCTTATTTCTATTGTTTCTGCAAAACTTATTCCTTTAACTTTTTCTTTTAGTCCTGATTTTGGATTTTCGATTCCGTGTTTTTTAAGTAGTTCTACCTGAACTTCTCCAAATCCTCTGTCAACATAAATGTGTTTGGGTTGAAGAAGATCGTTTAATTCAATTATTCGATTTACGGCTTTGGTTAAAGTGTATTCTGATTTTTCTATTTCTTCTCTGTAGGATAATTTTATTTTATTTCTAAATTGTTCTTCTTCATAATTTGAAGAACATACCTCTAATGCAACTATATTTGTTCCTGCTCCATATTTATCCCAGTCAACGCCAATTACGTGAAAGCTTCTAGCAGACTTAACTGTTGGAACATAATTCCAAGATGGTTCAATAAAAGCTAAATCAACATATTTTCTAGGATATACTCCTTCAGAATCCTCTCCCCAATCAGCTTCTATCTCGTGACGATATCCCATTTCTGAATATTGCTCTCTAAATTCTTCTTCTTGATCTTTTGAGAAAAAGGGATTTGCGTAAGAGGGAAACCAAAATTCTTTAAATCTTGCATTTCTGCACCATTCCCAAAATTTTTCCCTTCTTCCGGTTGGGGTAGATGCTCCAATAAGAACTTTGTCTTGTTGATCTTCGGAAGTTTTCTGGAGCATGGCATACAGTGCGTCCAGGTCATCATTGTGCATGTAGTCCATTTCGTCCAAAATAATGACATGAGCTTCTTGACCACGAGCTACGTCAGATTTTCCTCCTGACCTCATGCCCGAAGTAAAAAATCTAATAGTTGAACCATTGGAGAATTGAATCATAAATTGAGGGGATGTAACTTTTCTTACTATGGAATCAATAACTACTTCGTTTTTACTTGCAAGTCTAATCATCTCTTGATATATTAATTCTACATGCGATTTCATAGGAGCAACTACCAAGCATCTTCCGTCTTTATGGGTGTAGCTGTAGTGTAAAAGATATACGGCCATTGTGAACGTTTTACCTAAACGTCTTCCAGCTCTTAAAACTTTTCTTATAGAAGGATCTCTTAAAATGAGTGTTTGATAAACTCTAGTATCTACTTTCAAAAAATGTTTTGCCCACAAGCACGGGTCTTTAGCTATGTGCAGTTGTCGTTGATGCTCTGAAGAAAGTCCTGCGTTTAACAAGTTGTTATCTATCTCAAATGGCTCGTCTACTAAAAGGGATAATTCATTATTCGTCATTAAACGTGATTCTACTTTTGTTCCATCTGACCAAGAAAGGTGACCTAACTTATTTTTAAAGACCCATTCTATTCTATTTATTTGTTTTATTATTTCTGGATCTTGAGATTTAAGTATTTCTAATATATCTTCTCTTGAAAGATTTTGAATTTTATTTCTAAACGTTTTTGTTTTTTCTTTTATAGTCATAAATACTACTATCCAAATCTTGCTGCCATAGCAGCTGCTTCTGCCCCAAGGGAACTTCTTGCATTTAGTCGTGAATTTTGAATAGCTGCAACACCCCTAGCTCTTGACGTGGCTGCTACTTCGTTATCTTTAAAGCCCATTCCAAATCCCGGTTTATTAATTTGACCTTGTGCGGATTTGATTGCATCTTTAGCCAGTCTTGCTCCTCCACCAATTACAGCAGTTGCTGCCATTTTTGACAAATCATAAACTAAGCTTGCGGTTAATATTGGATTTGCCACTTTCATTCCAGCTCTAAATGCAATATTGCCAGCTATTTTTGCGCCTTCTTTTCCAAATTGACCCGTTAACATTCCCATTGCGTTTTTTGTTCCGACTGTCCTAATCAGGCCCTTTTCTCCAAACGACCTGAGCATTGCGTTTGCCATTTCTGGAGTAGCCTGTTGTCTGGCAAGATTAGCAAGAAGATCTTTTGATATCATTCTACCGCTCGTTCCCTGAACCATTGTAGTGTTAACTCCCAGGCCTGCGGAGTTAAAAGCTATTATATCTGTTGCCTGAGCAACTGTTGGGGCACTTGGTCCAGCAAGCAGTCGAGCGTTTCTTGCATTTGCATTAAATGCTTTTTCAGTTAGAGTTCTACCACCTGTGCCAGCATTGGCGGCTGCCATTTGTCGTTGAGTTTTTATAATATCATCTACAGTCGCTGTAACTTTGCCTTGCTTAATTAAATCATCTGCTGCATTTTGAATATTGAAAGCTGCTCCTCTTTTTCCCGCCTGAAAAAATGCATCGTCAAATTGACCCATTACTTTGCCCATATCTCTTAACGCATTATTTGCTCCCCTTAGTGCTCTTCCGCTTAGTCCTCCTACTTTTGCATAGCCGCTAACTGCTTGACTGTATCCAAGATACTGCTGAGTAACTGCGCCTGGAACGTTTGAGACCATAACATTAGACTTGTAACCAGGCGTGTCTATTGATTGCGCAAACATTGCGCCTATTTCTCTACTAATTCCTCTAGTTTCTCCAGTTGGTAGAACTGCTCTAAACGTTTTGCCATCAGGTCCCCTAATTATAGTTACTTTTGTATTTCCTGGCAAATCTGGAGAAGCTGTTCTGTGAAAATATAATCTATCTGGTTTTCTATACAATCTTTGAAAGCCTCTTTGACCTGAAACATTTGATACTCCTGGTCCACCTCCATAGGTTGGATATTGACCTGGAACTCTACCACCAGTAGCTTGTCCATATGGATTTAATGGATTTACTCTAGTGCTTATTTGAGCTTTTCTTAAGTCTTGTAATGTAGTTTCAAAAGTATTAAATATATCAACACCAGCTCTTGTTTGCCCTCCCACTCTGAGCATCTGCTCTTGAGCTTTAATTAATTTTCTGTCTAGTCTAGACGTACTTTTTCCAGCCGCTGCTCTACGTGCCACTTTTTGATCCATGGCATTTATTTGATCAGCTGCCCTTGAAAATGAAAGCATGCCTCCACTAAACGCTAATTCATTATCAGCTAAATCGAACATTTTCGCTGCTTTTCCACGGAACATATGATTTCCCAATGTCGCAAGCGATTGCATTGGAGAATAAATATTCTCAGTGCCAATTAAAGCACCAACAGAATGCAATCTGGTCATTGCTCGAGGATCTAAGTGATTTCTTAAAAAACCTTTAACTCTTGGAGCAAAAACTCTAGGAACATTTGCTGATCCTGGCGTACTGACTCCGTGGAATTAGATTTGCCGCTTGCTTAGCTTGCATTTTTGCAATTTTTCTTTTTCTGTAATTTAGTGGACCAGCATAAGAGCCGCCTCTAAATCTATTTCCTGCATCTAAGCTAGTATATGTGTTTAATCCCTTAAATCTTTGGAGTGAATCGTTTCTTGCAAAAAATCTGCCTGTTGTTCTATTTGTGTCTAGAAATCCACCTTTTAATAAGGTGTTGGCTCCTCTTCTTTGGTTAAATGCTATCATTGACGAAATAGAAGGATAATTCTCTGCCATCCTAAACGGAAGTGCTACGTCCTCATTATAGTTAGCTTGTCCTGTCATTGGATCTATTGGCATTAGAATCCTCTTCTTGTGTTATGTGCACCCAGTACAATGTCTCCAGATGCATGTAGTCTTTGCGCTGTTAAAGAACTTTGATTTACATTATTATAATAACTTGCATTAAATGGATTTTGATTTACGGAAGATACTCCGGAACTCAACGTATCTATTCCCCCTAAGATCATTCCACCTCCAATTCCTGCAGTTATAGCTCCGCCTCTAGAGAAGCGTTTCGCGTCAGTTATGCCTCTGGTTTTCATAAATTTTCTTGCGGAAACACCAAGACCAATTGTGCCCAATGCTGCTCCTCCAGCAGCTAAACCTGCTCCAGCCGGTATACCTGCAGCGTCAGAATATAAACTGCCTTTTGATATTCCTTCAACTGTGCCGACCTACAAAAGGTAGTCTTCCCATGCTAATGCCAGCGAGTGTTTTTGGACCAATATCACTTCCTGTAAACGTTCTATCTGCTTGTGGATCATTAAAAGCAACATCATAGGCTGCGTCTATTGCACCAGAACTTCCATTTAAAATTCCAAGAGTAGCTGCTCCACCAATAAGCAATCCCATGCTACCTTTTTGAAGTCCGTCTACTTCTGGCTGCTGCTCTACCGCCACTAGCCACTCTTCTGCCTATGCTTCTTAACATTTAATCACATCCCGAATAAGTTGTTATATTTATCTGAACCCATTTTTGTATGTCCTATTTTTGATTTATCTAGATTTCCAACTAATCCAGCTGTCGACATTGGATCTTGAATTCTTGTGTAAACTGGACTTCCTGAATTTTCCAATATGTCCATTCTTGGAGCTCTAGCAGGTGTTGTTGTTTGTTGTTCTAAAGTTTCATCATAAATCTCAGATTTACTATGTTTATTGTACATATAGTAACCAACACCAAGGCCAGTAACTGCTCCCAGTCCAATTAATGAAGGTTTTTTAACTTGTTGATACATCGATCTTATTTGTCTTTGTCTTGAAGTAAGAACTCGCCCAGCTTCTATACCTTCTCTTTCATCCTTTACTTGTCTTTTAAGGCTTGGAGTTAAAAGTTCTGATATTCTTTCCATAGAACTTAGAGCGCGCTCATCTCTAGATGCTTGATGTACTGCTTGATCTGCTAAACTAACTCCTCGTCTTACGGCTTCCATTCTAGTGTCTTCTAAATGACCAAATAGGCCTACTTGACCTGTTGAATGAACTATTCTTGTCGTTGAATCAAATAGCGTATCGTTGCCACCATCGCCGATTAGGCCGTAATGCTCTTATTTTTTCCATAAAGTCCAATTGATCAGTTTGATCCGCAAAATCATGCCTAAAAGCTACCAATCCTCCTTCTCGTATCTTTCGTGAAAGACTTTCAATTACTTCTTCCTCACCACCTTCGGCATTGGTCATTAGTCGACCAAATTTCGTTAATTCTTTATCTCTTTGATTTGTTGGTGCCCTGCCCGTTAGCTGTTGGGCAGCTTCTGCTTCTGCCTGTTGTTCTGAGCTTCCTAGATTTGACGCCGCGACTTGCTCAAAGAGCGCACTATAAAGTGACTCAGCCAATAAACGAGACTCGTTTACGCTAACCTTTGGACCTCCCATGAATACATTTAAAACTTCTTTTGGCCCTGATCGGCCAACGGAAAAGCCAAACCTATTAAGTTGAGCTCCTAATACTCCACTGTCAGTCTGATCACGCATTAGTAATGTTGATCCACGATATGATTTGTTTGTCATCGCTTCAATTAAACTCACCGGTCTGGCTTCACCGACTCACTTGTACTTTCATAGCTTCAAGTAACTGTCTATCTACAAGTAATTTTGATCGCGCCAGCTTATCAAATGTCTTAGATGTGGGGTCGTCAAGGGCGGCGGCATTGTCTACAATTGAAAGTACGTCTTGAGAGTCAAAAGCGCTCATGCCAAATTCTGATAATTCTTGAAAATTGGAAAATATTGATTGTCTTTGTCTTTGGCCCAATGCTAGTTGTGAATTTCTCGAACTCGCATCTCTCTGCGCTTGTCTTCTTGCTGTTTCTGATGTCAGTAATGACAATTGTGTTGATCTTACCCTGTCTATCATGTCTGCTCCGCCATACGGATTTCCTATCATCATAGCATATCTTGCATAAGCTCCTGGACTTCCGGATTCAATAGCACTTCTTATTATTTTGCCCATATTTGCTTCAACTAAGCTTTCCGACTTACTTCCAGACAAACTTTGGTGAAGCGCAAGCGTATCTCTATAAAGAAGAGTTCTAGCAGTGTTTGTCAGTGCTTCGACTAGGTTGCTTGAATCAATAGATCCAAGTCTACTTTCAAAATTGGCTTGATCAAAATTTTCTATAGAAGACTTTAGTGTTTGACCTAGTAACGATGCTCTTTCAAGATATCCTTGTTCTCCGTAATCTAATCCAGTATTAACAATACTAGCAGCTGCTACTCGCTGTTCGCGCGATGCTACGTTGGAAAACGCATCGTCGATTACATTGCGCATACGTTGTTTTGCAAGATTTTGATTAGCCTCATAAGAAGTCATGTAACTATCTGCGTCTAATCCTGAAAGAAGTGGGTCTCCAGAAGAGATTTCATATTTACCACTAGAACGATTGTATTTTAGTCTGCCAACCATTCTCCTGACCTGAGCCTGAGATCTCTCCATTTCCTTGGCGATGTCATGTATTACATTATCATCCAATACATCTCCGAACTTTGTTTGTATTGCTACACCTAATTGTTCTCTTCCTTTAGCAGTTCTTAATACTGCTCTTGACGTAGAAGTCAAATGATTAATGTCTGCTATATTTGTGGTTAATGTTGGCGATGCCGAATTTGCAACTTTGTTTCTTGCAGCTCTTACAAAATTTCTAGTGCCTACTGGAAGGTGATCTAAGTTTTCTGGGGAAAAATCTAATTGGCCTGTATGTACGTACTGTGCCAAAAACCCTGTAAGTAAGTCGTCCGTTTCTGCTACGTGAGATCCTCCAGTTATTAATCGCATTAAGGTTTCGGCGGCTCCTGAGTTAGGACCATTTCCTAATGCTTCATCGTGAATAAGTTGAAATAAATTAGTAGTAGCAACTATGTTGTTCATTGAATTTGGAGTAAATCCTCTTCCAAGTTTACTCATTTCTAATTCTTCAAAAAGTTGTCTTGCTCCAACTTTTCTTGCGTATAGCGCGTCTCTGACCAGCGATTCAGCCGGCATCTCGGCGTCGCCGAGTTCAAGTCCAGCCCTTCTAAGCATTCTTCGAAGATTTTCCTGTTCTTTAGTAAGAACTCCATTGTTTCGTATTATGTCATCAATTATTGTCGCTTCTTCAAAAGCACCTTTTGCATACTCATCGAATTTTGCTCTTAGGTGTGCTTTGGCTGCATTGTCTATGTCTATAACAAAATTTTTACTGTACGCCTTTTCCTCAAAAGACTTTAGTGCTTCTTGAAGAGCCTCATTCTTTTCTGCTCCAGGCATACTTCTTGCTGTATTTAATAATACTTCTATGTCAAAAAATGTGTTTTTTCCTATTATTCTATCGTAGCTAGAAATTTTTTTTAAAACGGAAATCATTTCTTCCTGAGCTTGTTGTGGATTATTTACAACATCTACTATATTTCTAGCGCCTTCCAACATGTTGGCGCCTACTGCTAGGCTAACTTTACCTTTGCCAGTTTGTACTACTCCAGCTTCTAATCCTGGTTGTCTAAAAAATGTTTTTATAGTAGTTGATTTTGAACCGAATCGTATTCCGCTTGAACTTAAAGTTCCTTCTACGCCTGCTATGGATCGAGCTACTTTATCTTGACCAACTCCTGTAGTTTCTGTGTCTAGCAATAAGACTTTCATTGAACTGCTTGCTGTCATACTGCCAAAGGGATTTAGGGATCCAGGAGTGCCAATTTGTCCAGTTCCGGCAAATTGTCCTAAGATGGTTTCAAATTGTTGGGGATTCGGCAGAAGTGGAGGAAGTCGCAAAATACGATCAGTGGTATTTGGTAGACTATTTACTGGCACAGAAAAATTAAACAACGAAAGAAAAACTGCTCCCGCATGCCTTGATCCGAACATCTCCAGATATATCAAATCTTAATGTATTTCTGTACAGGTTTGTACTTGGAAGATTTAGGCCGGGAGCACCAGTTTCCAATATAACTCTATCTATCATGGGATTAAGGCGCTGCTCAACCGCTTCTTTGGCATCTAGTGTCAATACACTTAGGTCAAAAACTTTTCTTCTTTTTATATCTTCGACCTGATTTTTAACTCCTGCTCCTTTACGAATTCTGTCTGGAGTATCTAACTGCAGAAGATAGAATTTATAAGCGTCTTTATATGTTTGTACAAACTCGCTACTTGTTTGTCCGAAACATTCTGTTAAAATCTCTTTTACTTCCCCTAACAATTCCAATGGGGTCTGCGCTCGGCATTTGAGCCGGACCACCGAGCACTTCTAATACTTTGTTGCGCCTGGGAAATTATATTATTGACTAAATTTGCTCTGTCATCGGCACTAAAACTTCTGGGCATCTATTTATTCCTTGTTAGGTTGTTCAATAATTTCCGCTTCTATATAATCGTCTTTATCGTATGTCCCAAGTTTTTTCTTTATAATTTTTTCTCTTTCTATTTCTATAGATTGAACTTTATCTATTATGTCTGATATTGCCTGGGCTGTGTCTAATTGTGATTGACCAACTTTTGCTCTAGCTTCTCTTGTTGCCAAAAGTTGATTTCTTAAATCTTTTCTTCTTTTGTGAAGGCGATCTTCTAATTCTACCGCGAGATGTAATTCCTTTCTAAGAAGTGGCTCACCAGTATTGGAATCTATTCCGATAATATTTTCTTGAACAAAATGCTCTTTAGCTAATAGTTTTGTTTTTCTAATATATTGAACTTCTTGATCAACTAAATCCCTAACCATTGAAACTTCGACTAAATTGTCCGGACTAACCTCTAGTTGTTCCATGTATTCATAAGTAAATTGAGAAACCATCGACATTTCTATTGGACATGGATCACCTTTTGGAGCTAATGATTCCTTCAGTAGCGGACATGTCGCTGCGAATATGCATCGTTCTGCTTCGCATCTCATGGGAATAGACGCGAACATTGTTGTTCTTGTTTTTTGTGGACGAACTAGCTCTAAAGCTTTATCCTTTTCTTCCTGAGTCCACTGCTCTGGAAAAAATAAATCAGGCCTTAAAGATTCTACACTTTTCATAAAATCTATTTTTGTATTTTTTTCAATATTTGACATTATTTTATTCCGTTCAGTACTTCGTTCAAACCTTTCTGAAGTTTATCTATCACATCTACACTATAGCCTGCTTTTGTAAAAACATTTATTTCATTAGTCTGATTTGCGGAAAGCATCGAGGCGCTTACGTATCTTGCTCCTTTGCATATTTCGCAATATGGCTCTTTTTCGTCTAGTGCGCACATGCATTGTTCAATTAAGCCAAAAAACTCAAGAGATTCTGCTATGTCGTACCATTTTTGTTTAAACGATTTTTTTATTTGCTCTTTATAGGCTCTTAGTTTGTGTTGATCATCAGAAAGAAGAGTTCCCATATCTAAAGACTGTTTCATTAAACTGTTTATTGTTTTATATAAAAAATTAGCTAATTCAAAATCGCCATTTTTATTTATAAAAATTTTCCAATCATTCATTTTTTTTTAAGCGTTTCTTCCAAGACCTTTTGGTGTTACTATCCTTGAAGAAGGTCCCGTGTAAGATCTTTTATTGTTTGTAGTAACCATATTTGCCACTCCCAATCCGCCAGCTACGCTACCTAATCCAACATATCTTCTATTTCTGTTTTTAATCGAATTATTGAATTGATCTCTAGTTATAAATGTACCTGGACTCTGAGCACCTCTTCTGTTGACTCTCGGTTGAGCCCTTAATCTTCCGTTTTGAGTTACGGACAATGATACTCTATCTGAGTTTCTTAATCTTTTACCATTATGATTAAGCGTAGCCCTAAGCGATGGATCTAAATCTCTAGCTTTTATCAAACCGTCTTCCGACGATACGCCATAACGTTTTTCCCATGTTCTCGGGCAGATTGAAATGCACTCCTAGCAGCGCCCGCAACATTAAATGGCATAAATTAAAATCCGTACATTGATGTTCCGACCTTTGAACAGGCCAGAGCTTGTTCTATTTCTCATTCCACCAATGGCGTAGCCTGCGGCGAGACCGCATTGCTATTCTTTTTCCGCCCCTTGCCATAATGGCTCTGTTACTAGCCCCGTGCAGCGGCGGGCATTCCGTGAGTACCTCCGAGCGGCCCCTATTGCGTATCTAGTCCCTCTTGTTCTAAAGTTTCTGTTAAATGTACCGGCTCCCGCTCTACCAGCCCTAGCCGAAGAGATCGGATGCCTAAGTCCACTAAATAATCCTGGCATGGTTTAACTCCTGTCTTTATACTTTTATATAGTAATCAATTTTACTACGTGTTATCAGCATTTGTTTTAATTTTTTTAGGTTTTGTAGCTTTTAAAATAAAATTTTTATTTAAATAATTAATTTCAAATATTGTACCTCTTGGTATATTTGGGCCCAGAAGCATATCTGCTAACTGAGTTTCTATTAAATCTCTTCTTGTCTTGGACAGCCCTCTGGCTCCTCTAATTGAGTTAATACCCAGGTCTATTAAACCGCTAATTGCGTCTTCTGTATAATTAGCAGAAAAACCTTTTTTAGAAAGTTTCTCAATAACTATATTTAATTCCAATTCCGCTATTTTATAAAAATCATTATATGATAAATGATTAAATACTGTAATATTGTCTAATCTATTTAAAAATTCTGGCCTAAAGTGTTTTCTAATTGCCTCGTGAGTTATTCTTTCAACCATTTGTCTTTGTGGAGTTTCTTTAGTTTTATTGTCATCATTTAATAATTTAGTAAAACCTGTTTTATTATCTAGTATATTATCGGTCACTTTTTCGTTGCCTAAATTTGTTGTCATTATTATTATCGTATTGCAAAAACTAACTTGCTCGCCCTTACCGTCCGTAAGTACCCCATCTTCAAAAACTCTAAGAAAACTATTCCACAAGTCTGCGTGAGCTTTTTCTATTTCGTCTAACAAAACAACAGAATATGGATTTTTTTTAACTGAATTAACAAGTTGACCACCTTCATCGTGACCAATATAGCCTGGAGGAGATCCTATTAATTTTTGATTATCATGCTTATGCTGATACTCTCCGCAGTCTATTCTTGTCATTTTACTAATGTCTCCAAAAAAATACTGTTGTAGACATTTTGCTAAGTGTGTTTTACCAACTCCAGATGCTCCTGCAAAAAGGAAAATTCCAAGTGGTCTATTTTCATCATGAAGTCCTGTTTGACATCTTTTAAGAGAATTAACTATTTGTTCTATAGCTTCGTTTTGTCCAACAACATTATCTTTTAAATAAAGTTCTAATTCAAGAAATTTTTGTTTTGTTATCTTTTTTTGTTTATTTTTAATATTTGCTTTGGCACTCTTTTTGGCATTGAGAATTTTTTTTACATGCTCAAAGTCAAACTCACCGTTTTCTGGTAATTCGTGAGCATCGTTAGTGTTACTATTTTTTGTAGAGAGA